AGACCACCGCCAGCTATAGGGCGAATGTTATAGTAAACCGAAGGCGAGCTATAGCCATCTACTTGATAATTACCAATAATCTGCACCGTGTTATAATCCAATCCACCCATGTTTAGTGTGAAGTTCGCGTGCATAAGGATTGTTGCAAGTGCCACTGTACGCCCACCGCTTGTAAGAGGTTCAAGCGCATTCGATTCTGGCTCAACTTGAGTGCCTTTTTTGATCTGGACGGCAACAGGACTGCCGGAATAAACGCCGCCTGATAGCCCCGCCTGAGTAACAGGGCAAACTGCCGACTCTTTAATGTTGTAGGTGATATTCCCGATTTGTACATCTACTGGCATAAAATTCTCCTAAATCAGTGTAATGTCCACTTGTAGGCGAAACCTACGCATGGGTTTTTGGTAAAGGTCATCGCTGGTCATCTCATCGCTTGCTTGGGTATACAGCACAAATATGCTGGTTGCGTCATCTAGCGACGAGAACTTTAGTGAAGGTCTAAACAATGCTTTAATTCGAGCGATTGCGCTGTTGATAGTGGTATACCCTCGATTGGCGTAAACGAATCCATCAACAAACTGACGATCAGCCGAGAATGCGCTGTCCATGCTGTTTTCCTCACGCCATGTCAGCAGGCAGTGTGGAACCATGTCTAGCCCATTCCAAATTCCATCCACGTTTCCACCACTCAGCCATTCAACAGGCAGATCATTGCTGTCTCTAATGCCACCAGTGAGCAGCGCGGTTAGCGCGACATCAGCTTCAAGGTATTCAATCAATGCTTGCCGATAAGTCGCCATTTACTTGAACCCTCGTTCGCGCCTAATACGTGCTGCATAGTAGTCAATCGTCGGGATAATGGTCGCAAAACGTCCCTCCCACCGAAGCTCTAAATACTCTCCATAGTCAATCTCATTGCCGTAAGCCAGCGTGATAACGGAAACCGATGGAGTGATAGGTGTCGCTCTAGCATTTAATGATTGTCGCGCATTTCCTGTGCGATCCGCCCACGGCGCATTCTGTTTGGCATCTCGCTCCATTTGAGGGGCATAGTATTCAGCAATCTCTTGCGCCTGACCTTCCACCTTTGACTGATAAGTGCGCAACCCTCGTTTAATATCCGAGGTATCCCACCGCATCTTTATCTTTGTCATTGGTTCACCTCAGCACGTGCATGAACTTCGCCGGGGCGATACTGCACACTGACAATCCGGTAACGAGCGCCATCGAACAGGAAAATATCGCCGCGCTGAAGGTCGGTATCTGATACAGTTGGATGATCTTTCACCCCGAATACATTGGCATAGCGTTTGGTGGTGCTCGTCGGAATCGTCATTGCCTCTGCTCTGTCGGAGGTTTCCCCGACAATACGAACACACTGAGCGGCTAGATCGGTTTCATTTCTCCGCACTGTTACCTCTGTAGGATTACGCTGAATCCGCCGCCATGCCGCCTGAGCGCGTCGGGTTTGATTGATCGACTGATCGCCCTGTACAGAAAGCCACGCCTGATAATCAACCATTGTCCGGCTTATCCTTATATCTACCACGTGTCCGCATACCGCCCCACCGCGCGCTCACCTGAGATTTGACGATGAGTTGAGCGAGTTTTTCCTGCGCGTTTTTCCTCACCACCTGAAGATTTTTGACAATCTGACTACGTTTTTCCGATGCATCCCCTTCGTCATAGTCCACCTCGGTAGACGCTGACATAATCAGGTCATCAACACCCTGAATGATGGCGGCTTGCTTGATAACCTGCCGACTGTAGCCACTGTATTCGGCTTCCAGATCGGTGAAGATGTCGTCAATGTAATCATCCGGCATCGACTCTTGATTGCCAGCCAACCGTCTGCGGAAGAAGTCTTTCTCAGCTTGCGTGGCGGTCATAGCGAGCCTCCACATAATGCTGATAGATCGACCAGCATTGACTTGCAAAGGTTGACCACTGGTAACGCCGTGACACATAATCCGCAGCATCGCCATATGCCCATGCCGCGTGTTGACTGTAATTTCGGGCGACCCGCCTCAAGGCGATTGCCATATCCTCAACGTGCGGCTTTGCCCATTCACCGTGTTCGCTGGCGAGATGGGTTTCTTCCTGATAGCCCTTCTCCATTTCACGAACGGGCAGCGGAATGCCCCACTGAGGTAACTGGTCAGCAGTGCCACTCCAGTTGGTCGCAATTGCCACGCCACCGGTTGCCGCGAATTCACGTGGCGGAAAACCAAAACCTTCACCGCGAGAGGGAAATAGCATCACATGACAGCGATAGTACATATCGCGCATTTCTTCATCGGTGTAGTTGCCTTCGATAACCTCGAAGTTGGGGTTGGTGAATGTGTTGGGCATCGCATGGGATTTAATCACCAATCTAAATTTAGGGTTCTCGCCAAATGCCTTCACGAATCCGCGCACCGCGTCCCACCAGTTCTTCCGAATTCCCCGATCCCCCGCGATCAACACGGTGAACGGCTTCGTATAGATGCGCCGCTTTGGAGCCTTGAATACATCCGAGATACCGAGACTCACCACATGGATTGGGACTTTCACCCCGCTGGCTTGAAACGCCTCCACGCAAAACGCTGCCGGAACAATCACCGCATCACAGGTATTGAGCACATCCACCCATGATTGCGGAATTCGTGATGTTTCCAGCATTGTGACAGCGATCCGAACCCCACCCTGCGCCAACGCGCCGTAGTTTTGGTAGGCACCCGGAATCGCCAGTAAGAATCCGCCCATGTGTGGACGGAACTTTTGTAATTTGTTCTGGGTATCTAATCCAAGCGTATTGACATAGACACCCATCGATTGAAGCCCCCACACCAGTTCATTTGCTACACGTCCGTAACTCATGGACTGGTGATAGGTGGGGGAAAATACGTTAACGGTTTTCACATTAGCTCGTCGGAAGTGTGATTTCCTCGACCGCGCGGGTTGGCGCAGCGTAGACACCAAAGTGGCTGTCGTACACGATTTCTTGCGAGATAAACCGCTTGATGTCGCCTGATTGTGCTTGGCGGCGGAATGGAATTTTAACCTTGCTCTGGAAGTCAAACATGCGGTGCCCTGTGTGAACCAGGTAACACTTGTTGGCTGTGACACCAGCGTAGGTTGTGGTTTCCTCGCCCATTGTGTTCGACCAACCATCGTAAGCGATAATGGTACGAATGCGATCCATTGTAGATGGTCGCAGGTTGAACCCTTCCTGCGGCACACGCCCTAGAGCTCGTTCAATGGAGGTTAGGTTGCTGAGTGAGCAAAGCAGAACATAGGGTCCACGACGCGGATTGGTTTCGTCTGTGACTGATGCGGTAATACCAGCATCCAGCGTGTTGGCGATCTTCTCATACAATGTGCTTCCAACAGTGCTTGCTGCTGTCTGATTATCACTACCATATGTCGCAGTCAGGATAGGACTCAAGTGAGCATGGTTGTGCAGTGCATTAGTGGCTTTACCCACTTCGCGCTCAATGGGTCCAAGCTGCCATGTTTTGTTGTACAAGAACAGCTTGTCGGTGTAGCTCAAGCCAGCCGCATACTGCAAAATGCGAATCGTGTGGTTCCCCTTGCCCACTGACGCAAATCGAACCTCACCACCTTCAGTGATCTGGGTCATCACGACACCCACGTTTTTCAACGTCTGGATGTCAAAAACTTCGTCGAAGTTGGCATCGGTGATCTGGTCATAAATTGGCTGGTAGATTGTTGGTTCTTCGTCACGTCCCGCATCCACTTCATACTCAAGCCGTTTGGAGAATGCATCCCCAAACTGTGATTGTGTATTGGTGATCTCAAAGACATGACCGTCCTTGTGACCTTCAACAACACGACCTACTTGATCGAAACGAAATCCTGGTGGGAAACTCAGGCGTGGAATCTTGCCATCCTGTAGTTCACGGATTCGACGTTCACGCTCATCGTACCAACCTTTTTGTTGGTCCTTATCGAGTGCGCGTGGAGCGCCGGACTTAATAACGCTTTCCTCGCGCTGGAGGCGACGTTCAATGCGCTCATTTTGCACACTTTCCTGTGTGATGACACGAGCGCCGTGTGGCTTGAATTGTTCACCTACTACTTGGATGTTTGTAGCCATCGGTTAGTTTCCTATCGTTTCGTAGGCTAATGCGATCTTGTTGGAGCCAAGCAGCGCCACTACATAGCCAAAGTACAAATTGCTGGATGCCGTTTTGGTGTACGCAGCATCGTTCAGGTCGTGTCCAGTGACTTCTCCGGTATCGATGTACAACTTGTCACCAACCGCGAGTGTGGCATACAGTGCCGCTGGCACCTCGAATTCGAGCATCATCGGTTCGCGTTCCAGCACAACGGTTTCACCGCTGTCAGCCGAAGCCACGGTGAGTCCGAGTACATTCTCAACGAACGCGAATTGTCTAGCCTCAACACCATAGCTGAGGGTGAGTTCTACAGCACGCGCCATAGAACGCTTGTGTACTGATTGTCCTACAGTCATTACTTACCCCCAGAAAACTTCAAGGTTTGCATCAACGTCTGATTCAAACGTTTCAGCATCGGCGGGCGTAGACTGCGGTGTTGACTGGTTCGGTCCCATTGTTTCCTGAACCTGTGCCTTGAGCAGCGCCTTGACTTCTGGCTTATTGCGCACCTTGTTCAGTGCTGCAACAACAGAAGCGCGGGTGTCGGGCTTCTCCATCGTGACCATACTTTCGATCATCGGGCGAACTGCTTCGGTCTTGACGACCTTTGCAACCTGTGCCTTGATGTCGCTTTCCAGTAGCAGGGCGTTTTCGCGCTGCAAGCTCTCGATCGTGTCGATCTTTGCCTGTAACGCCACAACCGGATACTCTGGGTTTTCTAGCAGTGCCATGACTGGTTTAAAGTCGGCTAACTGCTTCTTCAACTGTGTAATGGTGCCATTCAGTTCAGCAATCATGGCACGATCAGCGGTACGAGCTTCCTCGATGCGCTTTTCGACCTCTGCCTCACTAATGGTTGTTGGTTCTGTCATGGGTATTTGTGTCTCCATGTTATCGTCGTCACTGGTTTCATATCCAGCATCACGACGCAATTGATCGAATGAGAGATTCAGCACACTGGCAAATGCCTGTAGACGCTCCACGGGCGGTTGCTCGATGCTGTTGTTGAGAATCTGGTTGACCGTACTCGGTTCGATACCTGCTTCATCTGCTAGCTTGTTAACGATGTCTGTCCGCGACATGTCATCATTCACCATTCGGTTGATGGCGGTATTGAGCCGATTTGCCAACGCTTGTGTTTCTTTGACCTCGGAATCATCTCCGCGAGATGTTGCGCTTCCGTTGTCAGGTGTGGAGGGTATTGAAGGGTCTATCTGAGGTGTTGTGCTTTCGGCAGTCACCATTGGAATCGATTCGGTGTCAGGGATGCCTGCACGGTTTGCCACGGCGATGTAATCGATGGTTTCAACGTACAAGTCCATGTCATCGAACTCATCAGACTCCCCTACGGGGGTTGCTGTTCCGTAGATACTTGTAGCCACATCACTGTTCGTCGCCTTCGCAACGCGAACTTCTTCACGCATCTCTACCGCATGAGGCAGAATATACGCCTTGCCCCACAACATATTACCCTCGAATTTCGCGCCGACCCATTTATGGGTAATCGGCGGAGAATCATAAGGTCGATTCTCGCTGCGAAGGTGTCCACGAATGCCACCCGCCTTGCGCTCTACAATCGCATCATAGATTGCTCTGACGTGGCTTTCGTTGTATCGTCGCCCATTGCGAGACTCTGCACCAATCTTACCGATTGGCAGCGTCATGAACATGGGTTTTGGATCATCCTCGACCAGCGCTTCATAGTTAACGCCGGGTGCTAGCGGAATTTCAGGGTATGTCCCCGCAAATGTC